GGTAGACAAGTGGTTAACTCTAATTCTACCTTCCAAAGACCAGCACAATCCTCTAGATCAGTTTGATGGCGGTACCAATACCAACCAACTCTAGACTCATTAATATTCATTGGAGATTCTACTTCAAGTATCCAATCATCAGCGGGAATAGTTTTAGGAAAGTTAGGTTGCTTAGGAGAATAAATACGAATTTTGGCTTCATCTGCCCATAGAAAGTCATTACTTTCTGGTGGAATCTCAAAGTCAGTATAAGGTTTATTTGAAACCTCAAAAGTTATGTTATCGCCTAATCTAAAATCAGCATCAGAATTCAAACTCATTTTCCTTGCCCCCTAATATAGCTATTTATCAAAACGGAATGAGTCATTTCAACTGATTCGATACGAGGGCATGTTTTTATTTTACCGTTATCTTCATCTGATCCTGGCGCATACCAACCAAAACGATATTTAGTTCTCGCTGCTTCATCAGCAAGAGCTTTATCTGAAGGGACTTGTGGTGGGATTTCCTCAACACACTCATCTGAAGCACAGTCATCGTCTGTACGGTGATCATCGAAGTTATCCCACTCATCCCAATTAAATTTATTTTTTGCCATTTTATCCTCCTGCCGTTTCAAGTCCTCTAGATGCTATAGAATTAACATGTAGTGAATCTTTTCTAAATTCAACTTCAGAAAAGGATGTCCCATCTTTATTATAGTAATCTATTATCGACCATGTTATCCAGTTTCCGTTATTAATCGAATCAATTTGTCCGTCTCCATTATTAATATCTGTAGAGTTAATAGCAAGTCGTGCATGTTGTCCTATATACCTGAAAGGGTTTAAATGACATTGAGCCAAACATCTAACTGATCCCATAACTTTTTTAGCATAATCATTAATAACCATATCAACATGGTATTTTTCATGTGATGAATAAAACATATTAGACCATTGATCACCAAAATCATTTTGATATATAAAATAAGAATCTAATCCATTTTTATTATCTAATTTAAATTGATTAAAAGAATAAGCTTCTGCTTTTATACCAGAAAAATAGTCATTGGTCATGTATGTTTTACCACTCAACCCACCAAAACTAACATCGAATCCATTGTATACATCATATTTGAAAGATAATATAGCATTGGCTATCCATTGAGGATTTGAGTTTTTAACTGCGGATGGGTTATTAGCTATGGTTTTCTGTAACGTATATCTAGGAGTATATTGACTAACCGCCTGACTAGCACCTATATCATTTATTATCGAATATATAGACTTAAATGTAATAATTTTCTGATTTACGATATCTCTCGACGTAAAAATATAACCTGGATATTTTCCGACTTGACTAACCGCAAATTTTTTCAAGAAACTAACTGTTTTCATTAATGTCCAACGAGGTACGTAAAAATTCCATTGTTTAGAAGGATTAGAAATCTCAGATGTCTGTTGGATATCTGTCTCATACCCCCACCCACTCAGTAATCCTGGTGATACTTCTTCAGATAATAAATTTTTGATAATATCTGAAATAGTTTGAGTACCTTGGGGAGATTCGGTAGCAGAACCTGACCCCCATTCATATGTTTTATAAATTTGATTACCTATAAAATAATCAAATAAAGGAAATTCAGCTAATGTTAAATTAAGAACTCTTCTCTTTGTCAAAGCTTGTGATGGGTCAGTTCCAGAATCAACTACCTCTTCAATATTTACTATTCTAAAAGTTGCTTGTTTCTTTTCAGATGCATTTGTTGTACCAGCTAATTCAACACTAGTATAGCTAATAGAAACAATGTCATTACCAACAAACCCCACTTGCTCACGAAAAGAAAAAGAATCAAAAATACTTAAAATACCAACTCTAAAAGACATATCTAAAGAACTATGAATTTCAAAATAATTAACATAAGTAGTTATATCTACACTCTCACTCATAGGATCGCTCTCTGGTTTTTTCAAACCACCAGTACGAACATATCCCACTTCGACCGCTCCTTGCGTGTACGTCTCCAAATTAATCATTATTACTTCCTATTTTGTCTTTCAAAATCAGTAGTATTCTTACGAACTTGGCGGCTGATCTCTGTTATTATTTGTGGCAGAAATTGGTTAGAGAACACTTTAATCTCAGAATTTTCAAACCCGTCATTTTGGGATACGTTTTCTAAGAAATCAAAAGGGTCTTCAATATCATTTGCTAATGGGATTAACCACCAAAGATTTACATCACCATAAACCTTTTGAGCGATTCCTTCAATGGTATCTTCAGAAGCCAATCTATAAGTAGTATATAGACTTTCATTAAAACCAATCGGAGTGGCATAAGTAAAATATGCGGTCCAAATATCTAATGAAGGAGTATTAGTATCTTGAGGGTCATATATTATAGGTGCAAATAAATTTGAAAAGGACGTATTTTTTTTAGGTTTAATAGTCATTTAATTCTCCTTAAAATAACCCAGGGATTCCAGTTATAGTTTCACCTGGTGGTACCCAGTTATTACCATTAGGTGATCTTCTAATATCAGGTAAAACTCCTGGTATAGAAGCCGCAGCACTGGCTGCAATTCGTTGACCTAATGTACCACCAACAGAGCTATTTAATGAAATTTCAACTGCCTCAGACATACCAATTCTGTCTGAAACTAAATCAAGCCAATCATTAGCATACCAAGGTTCAGTTTCTCTTAACTCAAGAGTACATTCACATTGCAGTGGATAAGTATAATCTAAAAACTTAAAATTCTTAGTATAAACATCTCCAAATTGACGGTCAATCTGATCGCCTATGGTACCACCAAAAGTACCAACCAGTCCTGAGTATTCTTTTTTAACCCACGGACCTTTAAAATTATACGAGAAGCTTTCGATTACAGCAGCCTTCATTTTAAACATCTTGGAACTATGGGACACTCGAAATTTACGAGGGGGCTGACCATGAAAAAACCTTACACCTACTCTTTTTAAAATAGCATCCACGCTATTTAAAAGTTCGGATTTAGGAGCTTTTAGAGCTGCTGCGGCTTGTTTTGTAACCAAATCTGGTAAAAATGAACTATCAGCTACTGCTCTAGCAAAATCCATAAGAGATTTTTCTGCTGATTCTCCAATTCCTTCAGTGGTAGTGTTAGGAGATGATACATAATTTATATACATTATAGGTAAGAAAATGTCTCTAATAAAATTATTACGGGTGAATAATGTGAAAGGAATAGTTATTTTTTGTCGGTTAGTTCCTTGATAACGATCAATATAATCTTGAAAAGCTTCAGTAGCAGAAACCCCAGCACCTCTTTGCGCAGTATTAATCGTTCGTGTTAATCTTTGAAATGCAGCAGAACCTTGGGATGTTAGCTGAGAAATAATATCATCTGGTTTACCCCATGTATGTGATTGACTAAAATTCAGACTATCTTGCCAATTAGGAGCAATTTTTAATGTTACATTACCTATTGCTTGGTTAATCAAATTTACTGAGAAGTTTCCAAAATTAATACCTTGTTTTAAAAACGGAACGACAATACCACCTTCGGTTACTTTTCGAACTACTTGGTATTCGGGTCTACTAGCAACGTCTTCCTCCCATAAAGCCTCTAATATAACTTCATCTACAATACTATCAGTAACATCCCCAAATATATTAAAAACTTTATTTAATAATGCTTTATTTTCTGATAATTTAAATAACTTAGTATCAAACTGAACACCTTTTAAGAATTTAAAAGGAGAAGTACTTGATAATACTGGGATATCAATTGACGCTTCTCTTTCTAATCCATAATCCCAACATGCTTGGGGTGTTGGTAATAAAATAATAGGAGCGATTTGTATTTTTGGCATTATGATTTCCCTTCAAAAATTCCCATAGCAATCATCTTAGTAAAATCTATATTTTTTCGATCACTTACTGGTTCCGTTACTGGATTATACCCGTTTTTATTATAATTGGCAGGGTCAATCATAATATCAGGTGTATTGCCTTTTAGCTTTCTATCAATAGAATCTAATCTCTCTGAAAGATTAGATTCAGAATCACCGATATTAACTCTATTCATTGTTTCGATAATAAATTCTGCACCTGCGGCATTTAGGGGGATAACCATTTCAGGATCACCAGCCTCTGCAAGGATAGCATTGATTCCTCCATTTTGAGGAATAGCAACTCCACCATACTCAAAACCAAATACTTCTTTAGCATAAGCTTCTGTTCCTTTAGCGCCTTTTAGATTACGTTGAACGAATTCACGAAGAGTACCAACTCCCCACCCTGAGTTATTTAAAGCAGTTCCAAACCCTACCCCACCACTTGCAGAAAATAACTCAGCTCCTCTACCACTATCACCTTCTCCGAGTTCAGAAAATATTGTGCGGAAAGCAACTGTAAGTTTACTGAGTTGGGCTCTCATATTTTGAGCTTTCCCTACCGCTTCAGTACCAAACTGTTCTTTCCATATCAGCCCATAAGTTTTTTCTAACTCCCATAATTTATTCAAATCTTTGTTTACGTAAGTATCTGTGTTCGTAACAAAACTGTCAAACGAATCAGGATTTAATTTTATGCCATATTTCGCCCAACCAGAAGTAACAACATTATCGAAGGCAAGACGGTTCGATTCATCAAACTGAAAATATTCTTTATTCAAAGAAAAAGTCAAACTAGTTACCATTTTTCTCAATTCACTTACATATTCTTGAAAAGCAGGAGTTGCAGCATTAAAAAGAGATTCCCCGCCAGCTAAACCAGTAGATAATTGGTCTCGAAATAATTCGTCATTCATGTACTTATTATAAATTTCAGGGTTCGAAACAAAATCATCAATTGCTCTATTCTCATTTGACCATCTACTAGGATTATCTTTCATCATCTGCTGTATAGCTTTTGATCTTTGATCTTCAGTAACATTAGAGAAAACCTGATCAGCGATAACTCTGTCTCTTCCTGAAACCAAACCATTCTTAAAAGAGGAAAAAGAGGATTTTGTATCAACTCCTGTAGCATTATTGAAACTTTCAACTAAACCACTACTTCCCATACTAGATTTAGCACCAATATCAAGACGCATTTGTCTAGAAATTTCAGAAAGAGCAGCCATTTTTTCTCGTATTGATGTTGCTGATGCTTCGTCATTACGTCCAACTAAAATAGCTATCCATTCTAGCATTTGTTGTAAATAAGGAAGAATTGAAACAGAAAAGAATTCAACTAATGGAATATACACTTCATTATAAACAAATTCATTAACACCACCAACAACTCCTTCTTCTGATGACCAATTCCACCATTGGCTTTCGTTTCCAAATATAGCATTAAGAATAGAGCCAAATGGAGATGCCGAATCTGGGGTTTTCCAGTTTAAACCCTCACCCAACCACCATTTAGACAAAGTTTTGCCTACTCTACTAACTAGACCTTGATTTAAATTACCACTTTTTAATCTGGCTCTGTCTTCCTCATTCTGGCTTAAAAGTTGAGAAGCCTCTTTCAATAAATTAAAATCTTCAGTAAGAGTGTTGATATTACCACCAAATTTACCTTTTATTTCATTAAGCCTATTAGAACGAGAAGCAATATCACCACTAACATCTTCGGTGGTTTCTCCAAATAAGTACCTTCTTAAATCATTAAATAAACTAGAAATCCATTTACCAAAGGTATTACTTTGAAGAAAATCAGTAATAGGGGTTAAAATATATTTATCAGCCCATTCAACTACAACATTGCCAGTTAATGCCGCCATATTTTCCGCTAACCCAAAAGCTTTTACTATAGTATCACCAACAAAAGTCAATCCTTTTTTTAGCCATCCTGCATTCGCACCATTACCACCCCACATCCAATCATATATAGATTTCCAAAATCCTGGTTTATTTTCATCAGCAGATTGAGCAACTGGCGTTGACGAATCACCACCAAACCCAAACCAGTCTAAAAGACTATTCCACCATTCACCTAGTTTACCACTAAGAGCCATTACAATTAGAAATACTCCACCTATTATAGCTAGATACGGACCAAAAGCACTCATTACAACTGTAGCAATTATACTAACTAATTGGGTAGTCATGAATAATAATGTTTTACCTACTGTGGATACAATACTTTTGATGCCTTTCCAAAGAAAACCTGCTATTGCGCCAGCAACCCATTTAATAGTATTCCAAACAAAACCTAATATAAAAGAACCAACCTTCATAAGACTGCGCCATACAAAATTAACTACAAAAGATGCAAGATTTGAAACAAGGCTCCAAACTTTACCAATAGCCCATTTAATACTTTGCCATGCCATTTTAAGAGCACCTAGTATAACACCAGTTACTATTCTAAATCCTGTCTTAATAATACCAGTGACTACTCCGATAGCCATTTTAATACCTTTAACAGCTAAAGATATAGCACCACCTATAATTCGTCTGATACCACCAGTTATCAAACCCATTACGTTACTTAATTGTTTTCTAATATCAAGTGTTAGGAATCTATTAACATTAGACCAAGTATTCCTTATAAATCCTTTAACTGCATTAATAGTATTACTACTAATACTAATAAATGAATTTTTAATACCAATAAACCCACTCTTAATAGAATTAGTAATAACCCCCATACCTTTAGTAATACTACCTAAACCCGTAAAAACCCTAGCAAGCCCAACCTCTATAAAATCTTCAATACGGGCAGCGTCTACTTTTATATCATTTACAAACTGGGTTTGTTTAGGTATAGCTGATTTGAGATCGGTGGCAATTCTATAAAGCTCTTCTCTTTTAACTTTTTGAGATTCATCAGACTGGTTGCCCTTTTTGACCATCTGTTCAATTTGTATGAGCTTCTCTTTAATTTGCTTAATAGTAACTTTTTCAGCTTCGTCTCTTTCGACGGCTGCTTTTTGTCTTGCTTGAATAAGTGCTATTGCTGCTTTTGCTCCGAGTGCCATAATTTTTATTTTAAGTTATTTGTATTTGTTTTTGTCCCGAATGCCCCAGCAATCGTCTTACAAATAACTTCAATGCCCTTTCTTGCAAACTCAAATGTATTCTTGATGAATTCGTTCTTATTTTTCGCTTCCTCTTCAAACTTGTTTCTGAAGACTTTTCGATATATTTCGAACTCAACAATATCTAAATTGTCTATCTGAGGTATATTTATAGAAGGAGCACTCCAAATGGCTAATTCAATACATTCATTGACTACCTGTTGGTAGCAACTGTCCATTAACATCAACTGATAAAAAAAACGGCAACGTTCACTTCCTGCTCTTCTGAGTGACCACATTTTTCACACGTAAAGTCAAAAGGCATCTTAGCGCCAAAATCAATAGACTTAAAATATTCAGTTATAATTTCGAATTCCTTATTAGAAAGATTTTCAAAGAACTCAACTCTATCCTGAACGGACATAGTTACCTCACCAATCATATCATCTTGATTCATTTCTATTTTCTTAATTACCCCAGACATAAGAGCAAAATTCTTTTCAGAAGCAGTCTCGATTCTGTTTTTCTTAATATAAGACTCAATTTGAACTTCAGTGTCTCTTGTCATAGGACCAAGATGTACCTTAATAGCCCCCTCTGCCAACTCAATAAAATTACCAGTTTCTGGTTCTTTATAAGATTGGACATACATATCATTTAAGTTATATTCGATGTTCCTATTAAGAGTTTCACAATGAGGACATTCATGAACGATTTTTGCAGTTTCGCCAGCAGCGGCTACTCTGATATGAACTAGAATCTGATGTCTTTCTTGTGTAGTTAAATGTTTAACCTCGAACTCATCACCATCAACAGGTTCTACATACTTCTCAATGATTTCATCAAGGGCTTTATTGATAATGTTTTCTTTCTTAGACTCAATTGCCTTGAGTACTTCTTTCTTGTCCTTAATTTTCATAGGACGAATATAAACCTCGCGTTGTGTATAACAAAGCTTTACGGTCGTTTCAGGGCTTGATTTAGTAGCATATACCTTCTTCAAATCCTTGATATCAAAACCTGGGCGATCTGACATAAATTAACTCCTTTTTATTATCGCATAATATAAGCGATTTAGTTATTATAACATATAAGTTTAAAATCTAACTAGATGAAATTAGTAATACCCGCTGGGGTACTCTCACTAAAATTACCAATACGAGTGTTAATATCCCCGCTATTGGTTGTTCTCTGATTAAGACCAGTAACCCCTAAATTAACATTAGTGTTAATACTATTTATACCTAATGATTCAACAGTAAAAAAGTCAAAAGCAAAATCTACCGAAAACTTATGATAGTCTGTTGATTCGTGAGATACTGTCATATCACTAACTTTTGAAGGAAATATACCTATAAAGTTATAACCTTGGACAGGATCGCCTTTTCTACTTAACTGTGTTATTCTGGTGGCATCATTCTTATATGACTGAGGAGAACCAGTTAATAATCTAGATGGTTCATAAGCTAAACTCATCCACGCAATAAATTTACTTCTTAAAGAAAATACTGGGTCACAAAGAAACTCAACAGTCCAACTCTGCGATCCACTAGAACCCCCTGCAACTTTTAATGTTTGAGTTTGAAATTTAATATCAACTACATTTAACTCATAACCAGGAAGGGTTGTAGACCTAGCATATGCTGACATTTTAATACTATCAGTATCAATCATTGGCATCTGAAGTTCGAATAGATAAGGACGAGAAATATCGTTAACTAAATAACGAAAATCTTTAAGGGTTACTATTTCATTTTCACCGTTAAATACATCAGATGCTGGAAATGGCATACACTCTCCTAAAAATACCCGTGAGTGTGTGAGTTAATGATATAATTAACTCACACACACTCTATACAGATATCAAATAATATTAAGCTCCAGCGTTTGAACCAACGACACCAACGTCACCGTTGATATCTTCGCCTTCAACGATTGCGCCTGGATCAGTACCATTGGCTATACCAACATCGTTGTAGTTAAACGCAACTACATCTTGAGCAGCGTCGAATGGATCATCACTGCTTACAGTAAAGTAGTCATAAGCAAACTCAACTGGGAATCTTGAGAAACCAGTTTCTTCATGGTTAAGTGCGATTTCGCCTACGTTAGTTGGGAATAATCCAACAAACTGATAGGATACAACAACTTCACCATTACGAGCAAGTTGATAAACTTTACAGTTATCATACTTATATGAAACTGGAGCGCCTGCAAGAAGCGCCTGTGGGTTGTATTCTATTTGGAGCCACTGCATAAAACGGTTGCGAAGACTATGAAGTTCGTCGCAAAGAAACTCAATCTGCCAAGTACCGTCAATAGTAGCTGGACCAGCGAAGCGAAGCTTCTGAGATTGAAAAGGAATCTCAATAGTACCAACTGAGTACTTAGGTAATGTAGTTGAGCGAGCAAAAGCAGTGACTTTTGCATTGTTACCGTCAATAAACGGCATTTCTACCATGAACAAATATGGTCTGCTAACGTCACGTACAGTCTGACGAAAGCTATATAAGTTCATTGGTTCTACACCTTCTGGAAATGGCATATTAATTACCTCCTGTTATTCTTATTTGTCTCATGCTCCACCCACCACTTCGGAGAAGCTTACGCCAGTACCAACAGCAGTGAATACAAGTCGAATGAATTCAATTGCTCTAGCTGGCTGGATGAGAATTTCAGCAACAAACTCATTTCTGTCAATGACATCTGAAGTATTGTTACTCGAATCTGCTACCACACGGTAGTTGGTTACTCCCCTACGACTCTTGATTTCAGCGAGGAAACCATTTACCAATCCACGGAATCTTGAACGAGTAAGCTCGTCGTTGATTTCGAAAAGGAAGAAGCGAGCGAATTTCTCAATGCTACGCTCAAGGTGTAAGAATAAACGACGAACGTTAATTCTATCAAAGGCACTTGGGCGAGCTTGTAAAGTTTTCTGACCCCAGATAACTACACCCTGACCAACAAAGTTAATGATTGGGTTAATACGGTTTCTGTAAAGAATATCACGCTGTGGTTGAGTTGGATTAATAGCAACACTAATCACAGTATCAAGAGTACCACGGTTTAGACCCGCTGGTGCCCACCATTGAGCCTGATTAAAGTCTACACGACCAATCACACCCGCAACATATCCAGTTACAGGAACCCATCTATTGACTTCGTTAAAGAGATCATAAATTTCAATGTACTGTCCATAGATAGCACTATATGAAGAGTTGATATTCAAGGAACCATTGATGTAATCCTTCATATTAGTAGCAAAATTCTTAAGTTGCTTACGAGTCTGAAGATTAACCATCTGATCTTCTGGGATGTTAAGAATAGCCATACAGTCCTTACGAACATTCTTACAAATATCATCAATTGCCTGTTTAATTACAGTTGGGTAATCTGGATCAAGAAGAATGTCAATCTCAATAGTTTCTTTGTTAGTAAAGTATTCTCTAAACTGTGTTTCAATTTCACCATTAAGATCAGCAAGACTACCGTTCTGAGTACCATCCGAATTGAATGAACCAGTAAGTGGGTCTGCTCCAGCAAGGTTTATTTTACCAGTAGAAACTGGAGTAACACCTGATGCTGCAAATTCACTATGAGCTACAAAGAAGTAGATCAATGAGTCATTTCCGTTAACCTGATCAGGAGCAAACATTTTGTTGCCAAAATCGTCTACTTTTTCTGGGTCAGTTGAAGAAATATAAGAACTAGAAACATTACCATTTGGATCATATACAAGAAGAGCAAATTCATCAGAAGCAGATGGTCCGAATTCAAATCCAGTGTATTCTGCAAGAGCAAGTTGATCAACAGACCAAATAGTCTGACCAGAAATTACAGTCTGGGTGATAATATCATCTTTAAGAAGTGAGCAACTAAGATAGTCACCAGCATCAGTATAATAATCATCAGTAGATGGTAATGGGTTATTGTTCCAAACAGCATCAGCAGAAGCGGCTGGAGTACCAGTATAAAACTTCTTGATGATTGCTTGTTTCTCTGGAGAAGTAGTTACCTGAGCAAGTTCTTCTTCAAAGTTAAGAAGCTGAGTATAGTCATTATTATTAATAATAACAACCTGAACCTCTTCATAGTACGGACCAGCACCCACACCCCAAATCTTAAAGAGTTCCTGATTAAATACAGGAGACCCACCTTCGATTGCTTCCGTCTCGTCTACGCCATCGTAAGTGAGTGGGAAGTTTTCTGCCAACTTAGGTGTTGGGAAAGCACCTGGGATTTCTGTACCGCATCCAACGTCTGCGCCACCCGAAATACCAACGGTAATTCCAGCAATGTTTTTCTGATCGTCCTCAGTACGGACAACCCAAAGCTGGTCTGAGCCTCCTAAGAAGGCTTGAGCGGTAAACCAATGTTTAAAATTAACATTATCTGGTTCACCGAACGTTTCAATTAAATCTTTTTCAGTATTAATAAGTACTGGGGTATTGATTGGTCCCTTTTCAGCCGCAATTACAATTGCGCCAGTTGAACTGGTCTGAACTGGAATTCGAAGAGTGAAATCTCTTTCGATAATCTCTACACCTGGGGAAACCTGCACCATAGTAAGCTCCTTATCTGTTCTGTTATTATTTATACGTAGATACTTGTAATTAACAGAAAAAGGTGTTTTAAAGCTTATTAAAAACTATTTATATTTTTGACAAATCGTTTTGGAACATATTGGCATCATCATCATCCCCTAAACCACCGAAAAATGAACTAGCAATATCCTCATCTGCTAATTCATCGGTATTACTATTAGTTAATTCTTTAACAGCAGCGTGGTCTTTATCCTTAAAGTAATGAAGGAAGTCTTCAAAGAATCTAGAACGTAAACAATAACTTACCCAATAAGATGCAGCTATAGTGTCGTCATGGAACATATTACCCTTACGAGCCTCAAATACACCACGACGAGTCTCCTCAAAGAAACCTAACTCAGAAACTAAAATTTCTGAATTAATTATCATTCTTCCTTCTTCAATGTCTTGCTTAAGATAACTACAAGCAATAGGCTTTGTTTTAATATTGGCGTTAATTCCATAATCTCCTTTTTCATAATCATAAAAGAGATTATCATATTCTGATTCAAAAAGATCAGTACAAACAACGGAACCAAGATGGTTATTTTCTACAATAATAGGAGGCTTACCCCAATGTGATGCTATCATTTTTATCTTTGCGATAAAAGCAAATAGATCAATATCATTTTTACGATACATAGCAACCTGTTCAATTCTACCAGTAGTTCCATAATGTGTAACATCAAAAATATTAATTACATGATAGTCATTGTTAGAACCTTTAGCAACATCCACCCCAAACATGTACAGTCTACCTTGCTCAGGTTTCTTCCATATATAATAACCATCTTCGGGAATCAATATAGGTTCTTTGCCGATCAGCCTTTCTAAAGCATCACCATCAATAAGTGTATGTGTTGAACCAGTAAATGAACAACCATACTCTGCTGCAAAACGAACTTTACCAATATTAGCTATCGTTTCTTTTTTCCAATTATCATCTCTGCCTGGAACTTCCCACCAATTCACTTTAAATGACTTAAAGGCACTTTTAGCTTCATGTCCCTCTGGTAGGTTAGATTTACGCCATATGTCATAATATAGACCACCAGTACCGTTTGGGGTAGATACAATAATACATGAACCACCAGTGTTGCTTCCTAATATACCATTTTGTAAAAAACTATGAGTTTCTGGACAAGTTAAATCATAGGTTTCAGTTTCGTTATATTCTATAGAAACTACCTCATCGAAAAAACATTTACTTTGTAATATATCATCTAATAATTCAGTACTGTTTCCTGAGATTTTAATAAACTTTTTAAGCCAATTTATATTAGTATTACTAGACTGAGCACTAAAAACTTTATCTAACCGTAAACCATTATCTCTGAAGTACTTTTTTGTTAAACCAGATATTTTAAATATTTTTAACAATTCTTGTTTCACTAGTTTATTTAAAGGAACTTTAAATTGTTTATTTTTATACCTATCCTCAATATCAGTTCTTAGTTTAGAGTTCTTTCTACTTAATTTTAAACCAAACTCCTTAATTTCTTTACCGAAGCACCTAGAAATAACCAAATGATACGAATCTTTTAGGGGTTTCACAGTTTTTCCTTGAGGCAAGACATAATTACCGATAATTTTCTTCTTATCAATTTTCAATTTATGTAAATTAGAAATTATTCCCATGTTCAAAAGAACCATTTGTGATTGTAATAATAGCGCCTCACTTGTAGATGTTATGACAACATCCCCGCTTGGTAATACTGAGCCATCAGCATCAATTAACCCAGCCAAAAATCCCTGTTGTACTTCTTTTGAAGCTTTTAGTATAGATTTAGGAATTGTCTTTTCGTGACATTTTTTATCAGACACATCACCAAGTATATACTTAAAAAATCTATATGTTTCTTGATTAGAAGATAGTTTCTGGGTATCACATTTCGTCGTTTTAAATGAGAATACATCAGATGAAATATAAGCTTCTCTAAACCCTGTTTCGCTATTAGATATAAAAACGTTATTTTGAGACATCCAACCCTCACCAATGTACCCACCAATTAAATATCCAGTTTCTCTATCTAGTTTAGGTACTACTAACGAATAACTTTTTCCGTTGGTGTATTTACCTTTATCTTCGTAATTGATAACATCTTTATTACCAAAAACTTGCATACCATAATCAACTCTAACAGAATCACCGAGTTCTATCTCTTCGCTACGTTTCATTTTTAAAGAGTTATCATCAAGAGTGTAAATTGGATGATCTAAAGTAGATTCGTGTTTTAACCCATAACGAGTTCTTATAATTTTTGTGTTTGATTTCGGTGATACGTAAAAATGAGAGGCTGTTTCTAATCCTAGTTTACCCCATACGTCTAAACCATCTATAGGAACATAGTCACCTTTACTAGAACCGTGTGGAATAAAATCACCAATTTCTTCAAACCCATTTTTGGTTAATAAAATAGTATCCTTAGGTAAGCAAGAAATAGTTGGATAGTTACTTGCCCAGAACGAGTCAGCTACATTTTCAGGAACGAACGCAAATTCATCAAGAAAAAGTAAAGCGATAGAATGACCACGAATAGCATCTTCAGAAGTTGCTGAAGCAAAAATAGCTGATCCAGTATCAAATGTAATACCAAGAGCATCAAACTTTTCAATGCCTGGTTTTATAAAGTTTGGCATTTCTAGATATGCCATTTTTAAATCCGAAACAATTTTAGCAGCAGTGTTTTGTTTATTAGCAAGAATAGCTACTTTCTTATCTGGATTAAACATAGCAAACCAAAGGAGGTAAATAGCCGAACAAGTAGTTTTTCCTATCTGTCTACTAGACAACACAATATTAAATCGGTTGGCTTGGAAATTTTTGAGCATGTTTTTCTGAAAATCATGTAATTTAATAAGCTGCCTACCACTAACAGGATGGACAATATAAAAATAATGTTCAGCAAAATAGATAACATCTTGAGCACATCTCATAAACTCAATTTGTTCCTCAGATGTCCATTCATAGACTGCTCCTGGTTTTTTCATCCCTGGTTTCGAATAATCAATCGGCATCTATATTCTCACTTTCCACATCAATAATATTATTTTCATTACTCTCATCTAATTTCTTAATATCTCTCATTGCTTTAAGCATATCATTATGAGAACCAACAAACATATTATTTTGAGTTAAATTAGGTTTGCCATTACTAGATTGTCTTATAGCTAATTTCTTTTCTTCAATAGTCATCTTTTTATCATCCAAATCAACATCCTGAAGTTTCTTTAAAGCATCCCTAGTAGCATTCATAATACCAGCGAGACATTCAACGTCTCTCCCTTTAGCATTTACTTCAATTTCATCTTCTAATACTCTACCAGCATGAAGTCCCATGAGAGCTAATTCACGAAGAGTTTCTTTAATAAAATCATTATCATTTTCAGCAGCAGCTTTTTTAGCGTCTTCTTTCATTTCTTTAAATTTACTAAGTCTAGCCATAAGTTCTGCGGCATTATCTTCCTCTTCTTCTACTCCAGTTTCTGTGTCTGGGTCGATCTCAAGGGCATCAGATAATTGCTTATGTGCTCTTTTATTGTTACTCATACTTTTCTCCACACGATATCATATCCTTCAACTGGTGGTGTATCTGAAAGAGTTAATGTAAACTGACCATTACTTACAGATACACTCTGAACAAATATAATCTTTTCTCTATAAGGATTATAAACTTGAGCAAGAATTGAATCTCCCGCTGTTACTGAACTATCAACTATAGTATAAACATTTTGACCAGCAGAAGCTTTCGTAAACTTATATTCATCTGACTCTGGATCAAATACAGGATCACGTTTAAACTCATTTTCAATTTCTTGTTCAGTTAACGATGGGTATTCTTCAGTACGTGGCTGAGGAGCCAATCCTTGAGTTTCATTATATCTCTGCGCTGCGTAAATTTCATTTTCTTGATTGAACTGTTTAATAAACCATCTAAGATTATCATCAATATCCACAAAACAAGCACCGCCGCTTGCCTCTACCATAACAGTATCACCGTAAGCAGAAGTTTCGCTTTGTACATCAGCAATATCTATGTAGATGCGTTTAATTGGTTTAGTAATTGGATTTTCAGGCTTATAAAAATTACACTCTACATTAAATGTAAGGTTAGATTGAAGAACTCTACGATCTGGTTGGTTTAACTCATAAACAAAATTCAGATTTGTATTCTCTAGTTCAATCTTAATCTTTCTTTCTGATTGAATACCTTTCTCATAGAAACTTGTATATGCTTCTGGGTGAAAGAAGGGGAGAATATTTTCTAACATCTGAGCCATATCATCCATATACTTAGCCCAAAGAGTAACTTCAAAACTTAACTTGTAAGGAACGGTTTGAAAATCAGTATGAATAATTTCAGAATTACATGGTTCTTCTTCACAATCTAATTCAACATAAAGACGGCGAGCGTCTCTTTGTCCTCTCATACGTTCACGATCAAGAGTAATACCATTCCAAACAACCGAAATGCTTGGAAGATAGTTTTCAAATACAATAGAACCATCAGTATCCCAGTTGCCTTTTTGTAAAGCAGCAACTACTTTTTCTTTTGGAGCAAGGTGAACTGGAATAGTTTTTTCACCAATAGCACTACCATCAACATCATAAACATAGACTTGCATATCGTTGAATATATCAGCGAAAGCCGCGACATGATGCCATATTACTTTGTTATGTTAAATAATAAAAATTTCGCACTAGAATACCTCCCCACTACGTTCATATTAAATAGTTATAAGATA